GGCGAAAAAATTCAACCCCAAAACCAACATTAACTGCTAGTCTTTCTCCTGATGGGGCTGTTACTTCTTTGAACATATTAAGTCTTGGTTCGTTTTCGTTCATGAATGTCCTCACATATTTTGAGTCAGCAATGGGCATGTTTTCGATGAACTTAATAATCTCTACTTTATCTGTTACCCCATCAATCTCAACAATCTGTCTTTGTAACCTCCATGTGATTCTTGGAGCAATTCTTCCAAGAGGATAACTGTCAGCCATTTTTGAAATTTCGTTAATTTCACCATAAGTCATTGGTTTTAATTTAACTGTAGCTCCTGACTTTGGTAACTTTGTCGTAAAGGTTCCATCCTCGGAAGGTTCTTGTCCCTTGATAATTGGAAGTGAATCAAGAACAATTTTAGCTGTGAATTGTTTTTTTGTATTCGGGTCAGTCAAAGACATGTCTATTTCTGGACCGAAAGAAGTGTTTCTTAAGAAGACCAAAATAGCCTCAATGTCTCCTTCCAACAAGTCGTCAACTCTAACGTCTGGTTCATAGATTTTAGACCTTAATAAAGTTGCGGTAATATCATCCGCACCACCCATGAGAATGTTCTCATCGGACGCAGTTAGATAACCAACTTTGAGTGCTTTCTTTTTATTTTTATAAAATACTCCTTGTGATGGTAGGGGCACCATGTCGTGTGGTAATGTGAAATTTTCTTGACCGTAGTCTCTTGCTTGATTTTCCATATAAAAAAATAACCGTAAAGTTTATGTCTTTACGGTTAAATATAATTAGTATTGATTTTTTGTATATAGTATTAGTATACTAACACGCAACGGTCAGGACGAAGACTGGCTGAAATGTCTGCCAAAGCGTCTGTGTTGTAAGCTAACGTTCCGAAGTTTACACTCGTTAAGAATGTTCCGTATAAAATCCACTTTTCCACAACAACTCCTGTTGGGTCCAAAAGCTCAAGGTCGATATCTCTCTTGTATCCCGCAGCATAACCCATACGACCTGTCACAGATTCAGCGTGTAGACGAACCCACTCCATAAGTGCTTGAGCTGCAGAAGGACCAATTGGGTCTCTGAATTTAACAGGGATTTCGTCCCAAGTGAATCTACCAGCTACATATGTAGAAGTGTTTAAGAATGGAATTTCTGTAGATACGATTTTGATTGATGGTCTTGATGTTGATTCAACAAACCACTCATTAATACCTAAACTCGAAGGAAATCTTAGAATGAATCGATTCTGGCGTTTCGGTTCGTAAGGTATCGGCATTTTCATTAATAAATCAGCCATGTTATATTAGTTTTGTTTTTCTTTGTTTATATGTTATAAATATAGTCTTGTGGAAAAATATATTACTTTACTTTTTTTTCTAAAAGAATATTCTTTATTTAACTTCCTTTTTAATTCCTCCAGCTGTAGAATAAGTTTTAACTAGATTATCTGGTTTATCTTTAAAGTGTTTACTCATTACTTCTACGTTTTTAGGGTCATCGTCTGAAAATCCTATAACTGGTTTAGCTGGAACGAATTTATTACCTATATCTTTTTTAAGAAATGCTTTCTTATTTAATACTGCAGCCATTCCTTTAATATAACTCACAAAATCATCCATCGCAATAACCTTTAATTCTTCAGGACTTGCAGCACCCTTATCGTCACCAAAAGAAACGGGGTGGTATTTGTTGAGTTCTAAATAAGACTTGATTAAATCATCGTCACTCATTTCTTCCTCATCGACGAACGACCTATATTTTCTAAGGTTCTTCAGAAGACTCTCCTTACTTATACCGTTAAAATCATTTATAATGTAATTGTAGACAGCTTCTTTCAGTGTGTTGGGGTTATGACCTCTTGCTGTGATGATGGCAAATATTGAACCATTATTGATTGCTTCTCTGAAATCATCGAACGCAGGTCCAAGTTTAGCTTTCATGGAGTCAACCAAAAATTGTTTGTCTCCTTCAGTTCTAAAGTTTCTGAATGGATTGTTAGCAAATCCCACAATAGTCTTCCCTTTATATTCTACAGGACCCTTACCTATTTCACTTCTATATTCTGCAAAGTCTTCTGTGCTCATTCCGAACTCTTCACCATCATCGGTCTTGAGAACGATTTTCGTTGGCATGTGAACAATATTATCGTCCCAATCGAACGCATAATATTTCATATCTGGACTATTCGGTTCTTTAAAACCTTCTTTAATAACTCTTAACATATTATATAAATATCCTTTTTTAATAAAGGGCAAACAACTCGAAAATTCTTGTCCCATTCTCAAACTTTCCTTTAATTCTCTTGTTATCAGGAACATTGTTTTTTACCCCGATGTTAACACAAGATTCACAAGTTTTCTCATCAGACTTGTTAACCGCAAATGTCAACCTTTTGACAGGTTCTTTGGTTTCATCTAAACTAAAAGTCAGTTCTCGTTTATCCATGTCAATATTCACAGAATCAAAATCAACCTTGAGACCAACAGTTTTACTTCTGATGTTGTCCAAGAATTCCTGTAAGTCTTTACCTGTTATCTTTTCTTTCTTTTTAGATGGAGAGTTTGTCGTTGGTTCCGAAACAACTTTATCAGTTGATTTCGTAACAGATTTATCAACCACCTTTGAAGGGATAGTCGTAACTACATTGTTTAGAGATGATTTCCAATCTTGCTTAACCTTATCCCAACTTTCACCATTCATTAACCTTGAAATTGCAATTGGTCTGTATCGCCATATGTATTTGTAATTATCATTATAATCACCAGATTTATACTGAGAATCAACTACATTCAAATATTGTTCATAGTAATCATTTATGTTTGAACAATTTTTTTTAATTAATTTTATAGCATCTTGAACATTCTTGTTTTCCATTGGTTTATTAACAATGCTAAGTCTATCAATCGAAGGGTCAATTGCGTTCGCCAATCCAGCCACCCATCTAAAAAACATTCCATTTTCACCGGAATCAGCCTGAAAAGCATAAGACCATAACTGTGCTTTGAAAGCATCACTCATATTATTCCAACAATCAAAACCTATTGTATTTTCAACATATTTTTTAAATAGATTCAAATTTTCAGAACCATTATATGTTTTCCCTACAATTTTACCCCGCTCCATATACGAAAAAACTGATTCTATTTTTGAAATGAAACCAGCAACTTCTTTAGGTATAGAGAATGAAGAAGATTGTTCTGTCACCAATCCATACATTCTACGGATTTCATCGATTTCTGATTCACTGATAATCAATTTTTTTCTCATAACATATAAATACCTTTATTAAACAAAAATCCCCCATTTGTGGTGGGGGATTTCGAAATACTATTGATAGTATTAAATATTCTCAAACGAAGCTCCTGTTGGAGTAATGAAGAATTCGATGTCGATGAATTCTAACGCCTTCGTAGGTTTTAAGTAAATCTTACCTGTAAGTGTATTTCTATCCAAATCCTCAGGAGTAGATGAAACTGTTACACGGAAATCGTATAAACCTCTGTCTCTTCTGATTGAATCTAAGATTGGGTTAACACTGTCTAAGAATTGTTGTCTAACGATTTGGTCGTTTTGTTCGAACAATAATCTTACAGCCACCGCTGAAATCAACTTACGAGCTTGTAACAACAATCTTCTAACGTTTAATCTGTTAAGAGCGGTATCAGCAACTTGTAAAGTTTTGTTACCCCAAATTACAGTTCCTACATCAGAGAAAGTTGCGATTGGGTTGATTCTTCCTTGATATAAAGTATCTCTATCTTCTTGAGTTAGTTTAACTCTTGCTTTAACTGAATTAACAAGACCTCTTGTGTAACCCGCTGATGCAAACCAAGGGAATGCGATGTTATCAGTTAATGCTAAGTTTCTACAAACTTCACCAGTTGCTGGTAAGTAGATTTGAGTATTGTTAACAGTATCTCTTGTTAATATCCAAGGATAGTAAGTTGCTGTGTAGTTAGAATCGATTCCTGTGTTATCAAGAGAATCTACAGCTTCTTGTGGATAAACAATCAATAAAGGGTCTGTAGCATCTGGTGAAAACATATCATAGTCCGGAGTTGTTGTGATATACACAGAATCCGCTCTTTGGAATTGAATCATATCGATTGCTGCCTCAACTAAGTTTGAGTTATCTATATAGTTAATTGATGCAGTTGCAAACACGTTAATGTTTGTAGACTCGGGGTTAGCGTATGTTAAGATACCAAGTAAGTAAGCGTAGTAGTCAGTGTTAGCAAAATCACTTCTGTTATTCTGAACAACAATTCTCTTGAATAAACCATCACCTGTTGCTGTTGGGTATCTTTGGTCAGGTGCGAAACCTGCTAAGAAACCTGAAGCACCTAATTGGAATCTATCTTCATTAGTTCTAAATTCTCTATAGATATCCCATCCGTCAAATCCACCCGCAAAACAACAAGTGTATTTTCTAGCGTAGATGAAATAGTAAGGGTTCTCTTGAGATTCAGGGTCATTTCTAAATTCAGCAACTCCACACTCATAAGCCGTTTGACCACTTGTATCGTAAACGTTTCCAATAGATACAACAGTTGCACCTGAGTCCATGTGGAAACCTTTTGAAAGGTAGTTCCAAGGAATAGAATCAGTTGCTTGTGCCCAATCAGTTGTTGGATTTTGTTGACCTTTATATTGTAAGAAAGAATCATCAACACCAAACTGAGTTGAGAAACCTAAATATGTTCTTCTAACCACATCACCAGGAGACTCTACTGTGTTTGAACCACCAGAGTTAGTTCCGAATGGAGGGTTATAAATAACTTCACCTGGGAAGTAGTATTTTGTTTTGTATACAATCATAGGAGAAGGATTCGACATTGAATCATATTCTCTCTGTGTATATCCATTGAAACCACAAGGTAACGCATCTACAGGAGCTCCGTCAGCCATTTCAACCATGATGTATTTTGATACTAAAGCATACTCGCCATTTGAAGTCCCGATTCTAACACCAATAAAGTTGTTAGTTGCTGGGTCCAATGTGCAATTTGTGTATTTTTCAATTACCACAGGATTTTGGTCTGTATCAAAGAAATCTCTAACTAAAACATCAAATGTCATATTGTTAAAAGAAATGTTTGCAATTGAAACTTTTACCTCAGTATTAGCAGCATCTCCGTCTGAGATTGAAATGAATCTAAATAAGTTGTAAACTCTATTACCTCTTAACTCAGATACAAAAAAAGGTGTTTGTGGTGATTGATATTGTTGTAATTTCCAAGCAATAGTTGTAGTTGATGTCGTATCTCTAGCTTCAGGTAATGCAACCAAGTCACAGTTTAAACCTCTGATGTAACTTTGGTTAAATGCATAATTTAAAGAACCTGGATAAATTTCTTCAACAAACAAAGGAACTTCATTTCTTGATTTTCCAAAGTTATCAACACCTAATACCTTAGTAAGATACTTAGAAGAAGAAGCTAATAAAGAAGTCTCGAAAGAGAAAATGTCATTATCTTTAGTCACCCCTGAAAGTAAGAAAGTTCCAAAAGGATTTTTAGTAACACCTGAATATTGGTCATTACAAACTAACTGAACATCAGTCGTTCCTGTAACTTCATAGACTGGTCCGTGATTAAGACTTGCAGAACTATTAGTGTAAAGAGAAATACCTCTTGAACGTAAAGTTGCAACAACCATATTATTATATTCTTCAAATGCAGTTCCTGAGAACGTATAAGAGTTACCTGATACTGTTCCACTATAAACGGTTCCACCTAATGAAACTAAATTATTTACCACATAATCAAATGAATATCCTGAATAGTTGTTACCACTTGGAATATCGAAAGTTGCATAAAACCATGGGTCGTTATCTGCTGCAGATAAATCATTGAATAATAAATTAGTTGAATCACTTCCAAACGCATTAACAATTGTTGTATAACCTGATAAATTCGAATAATCAGTATCAGGAATTGACCCGTAAACAACTGCTGTTGTTGCAGACAAAGAAGGAGTATCTATTATATTACCAACGTATGTATTAAAACCTTCAGCATATGTTGAAGTTGAACCGTTTGATAACCTAAATTGAACATTTAAGTTTTGTAAAACGGGTGTTGGTAATGCTCCACTAACGAATGTTATTGTATTTGCAGATGACGAACCCGTAAAACCTGCTGTCCAAGTCGATGTTGCAACCGC